GTATAACGCCAAAAATTGGGATCTTCTCCTAAAATAGCGCCTAGCCTCAACACTGTGTTGGTAGTTTCTAAGGGTGCTACCCGCACTTCCCTAACGTCAGATTTATACATACGCCTAATGAATGGTCTAATGTCCAAAGTGGGCATCAAACGCGTGAGATGAGTCAATTGAACATCCTTGGTATGAACCACATGCTCTTTATCTTGACTCTGGGGTTCGTTCATAACTTTCATCGAATTACCGGATTGAGCCTCAAACACAAAATCTGAATCTCGAGAAGTTGGTTCAGGTATAACCTGAAAATTTGCATGGTAAGTATTTGAAGTGCTATAACCATAAAAAGTTAAGTCAGGGCAACCCTCTATGAACACATTAAATTCAATCTCATCTGGCGAAGAATCCGACTTAACCAACGGTTGGGCAACATAGATATAATACATACCATGAAACAACGCCTCAAAATCCATATTATTTGCGCACGGGGTAATGTCATTTCTGCAAAGGTACGGCAAGTCGACTTGATGTTCTTGACCTCCTTGAGTGAACTCCAATAGATGTGTAGGAGCATTAGCGATACTTTGATAAGTAGGATAGGCAGATGTAACACGAACTGAAGGATTATACAACTTTATTACTTTTAACTTACATTGCTGTTTGTTATTCATAACAGATTGTATTGTAATCTTCAATCCACCTCTCCATCCCCTAGAAAAACTGTGAATGAGCTCAATATTGTTAAAAACTTCTACAATATCAGCCAAAGGAATTGACCTAATCCCACCTTGGAATGGTGATATAGGACGTGCCCATAACATCTTCCCTAAATTATCGTTAACTCCAACTTTAAATGATCCAATAAACTGTCTTTTAGTTAAAATATGACTCAAAGCCATTTCATCTACTGTCGATCCGAAGATGGGCTCCTTAACAATCCTATCAAATTTAGTATAAGGGTCAAGCTTCTCAAAATACTGTGCTGTATCAATGTTATTTTGAAAATTCAGTGGGGTTGTAATAACGCGTTCATGTATCATCGGAACATTTGGATTGTGTAAACCAGTATAGTCTCTGATTATACCTCTACCATAATCCAATGCGTCTGATGCCACTCTCTTTAAGCCTCCAACCGCATTATCAATAAGTCCAGATATACCATGAGTTACAAAGTCAAGTATACCACTCTGGGCGGTCCAGGTCACAAAACGAGGAGTAGGAACAGCTAAATCAAAATTCTTAAAGCAAGCTTCTACTACAATTCGCAATGATGAACTAGAACCAGTCGATGGTGCTAATGGATTCAACACCATAAAAACCAGAGTAGCATAATTGCCATTGACCTCAGTTATATCTAAAGTGTTTTGATAACTTTCAGATAACTCCATGTCAGTCGTAGCCAAATCAGTATTACAAAACCAAGGAACATTCAAAGCAACAGATGTGGCTTCATTTGCGTGCAAAAAAGCATGAGGTCCGCTCATCAACGTATTTATCAAATTTTTGTTGTAAAATCCATTGGTGGGAAAAGAAGGCATAGGTGGTAAAACACCCACTAACACACAACCAGCATGGGTTATAGTGCCAGCCATAGATACGTTAAGAACCATGTCCGGCCTACCATAAGCAGCCATTTTAAACATATTCAGAACCGAAGGATTACTTCGTGCTATATCACCTGGTAAAAATTTTACACTGTTTGCCAAAAATGAATATCTTGTGGCGGTATTTGGAAATACAACTTCATCAACGTAAAACGGTCTCTCAATAAAAGATCGGGCATCAACTCTATAAGAATCAGGTATATCAACTTTCATATAAAGATCGTTGTACGGAGTTGAGATTTCCTGGATTTCTCGCGTGGTTATAGAAGCAACTTCTGTAGACATGTTCTGTGAATTTAAATCAAAGTCATTACTAGAGATTTTCTTAAAATCATAATCAATATTTTGTAATGTTGTTGCGTATGAAAGTTTTCAGCACGATTACGCAAAATCATGCATAGCACAAGTTTTGAAACAACAAAATCACGGCTAGAGCGATCGTGCTACTGCTCTATTTCATAACCGTATAATTTTGTTGTGGCTGTGGGTTGCCATCCTGATCAACAAGGTTTTATTTACATAGTTGACTCTATGGTTTATTTAGGTTTTCTCCTACACCTTTTATAGTAGCGTTCTACTGATTTGAATTGCCATTTTTCAAACCCTG